TACCTTGTTCGTCCAATACTGGCACTCTGTTTTGTGTGATCTGCGCAGCCCCAATACCGTCATACTCCATCCAAGTACGCGCAATAGGATGGAAGATTTTAATTCGTGCTACCACGATGTATTCGTTCAATTCCCTGCGTTCGGATACGATAATGAATTGAACTAATCCTCCGAAGTCTTCCCTTAATTGATTCTCCACGAAGTCAATAGGTAAGTACTCAGCCTTGCCATCAGGTGTTTTCTGCAAGGTCTTTGGGTCGGGCGGTGTTTGTAATGTCTTGTTAAACTGCTCTAGGCTTTGCATTAAGCCAGTGTCGATTGTTGTGGGTAGGTGTTCCATATCTTTTTTTATTTGTTATTTACTAAATACTTTTTCTCTGTCTTTAATGCTCCAAACATTAGCCCAAACCCAGTTCCATGTTTCGTCATCAGGAAGGTCTTTTTTGTGCGCTTCTTCAATAGCCTGTATTGCTTCTTCTTTGGTGTCATAGTCACCAATAAAATCATCCATACCGCCAGCTGGGTAATAATTGTATCCGTAAAACGCTAAGTAGTTTTTCATAGTTCTCTGTTTTAATTTCAGCAAATATAGCAAAAAATTATTTAAACAAATATTTGGATATTAATTTTTTTTGCCGTAGTATTGCATCGTTGATTTAATCAACACCCGTTCTTTTCAACACCAGCATGGGAACGGTCAGGGCTAACCGCCTTGGCCGTTTAATTCAGTTACTTAATAATCTAAATATGCAAATCAAAGGAAAAATCACGCGACTATTCGCAGCGCAGCAAGTGACGGACAAGTTCCGTAACCGTAAAGTATGGCTGCAAGAAACAGAAGGGCAATACCCTAACACCTTCGAGGTGGAGTTCACGCAAGACAAATGCGAACTGCTTAACCCGTTCAAAGAGGGTGACATCGTAACCATAGACATCAACCTCCGTGGACGCTATTGGAGCAAGAACGACAAAGAAGGCGTCATGACATCGCTCAATGGCTGGAAGATTAACCATGATGTTGAGGTGCAGGATGCTGAGGTAATGAACGACAACAAAGAAGACCTGCCTTGGTAATGCCACTACAACCGCAAACCGAAGGAACGGCACAGGTGTTCAAGGACATCGTGCAAGGCTGCAAGAAGAAAGGCGTTAGCCTATCCCAAATGTGCCGTGACCTTAACATTCCTTACCATCAGGTCAATAAGTTCAAGAAAGGCTCGAAGGACTTGGATTTGATTATGATGATTAATCGGTATATCAATGACCCTGCCTGAGTTTAACAAGATCATGACAGAATGGAAGCGACTAGAACATCCTTCCGTTCCTGCTCATGCTGTGCCACCTGCGAAGTTTAAGGAAACATCTACCAACGAACTAACCAAAGCTGTAATAGCGTACCTGCAATACCACAACGCACAGGCCGAGCGTATATCAGTTGAAGGTCGCGTAATTGAAATCAAACGCAAGACAACAGACATCTTCGGCAACCGAATGATACGTGAGCAGAAACGCATACCGTCATCAGGTAAGAAAGGCTCTGCTGATATATCTTGCACATTCCCCGTGACCATCAACGGTGTGCGTGTTGGTATCGCGCTTAAGATTGAAATCAAGTACGGCAAGGACAAACAAAGCAACCATCAGAAACAATACCAACAAGCCATTCAACAAGCCGATGGGCTATACTTCATCGTGAAGAAGTTCAGTGATATTGTTGAGGTGGTGGATATTATTAAGAATAAGTTTACCACAGAGGATGCCTAATATGCCGCAAGGAGAGCATTCCCGAACCAGTGAAAATGACGTTAGGCGATAACTGGTCTTCGGTGGTAAATTATTTAAAATGGAAGTTCCCATGACCAACCCACTCTACCTACACTTCGGTAAGTACACAGGCGTTCATCTTTCGATGATACCACTTGACTACCTTAAACTGATTCGCAACTCGAAAGCACTCAAACCGCAGCAACGGGAGTGGATTAATAAACTAAAGCTATGAGAAAGAAAAAACTAATTCAAATTGTAGCAACATTTGTTGCGGTATTTTTTATTTGGAATACCATTGCTTACCTGATGGTTTCATTTGTTACACTAACATTTTCACCAGCAGATTGGACAGAAGATCAAAGGATAGGGTTTATTGGTTTTGGATGTATAATAGGTCTGATTGAATCAATGCTTTTATCCGCATGGGTAGCAGAAGAATAAAAAAAACTATCAAAACTTGCAAATCCAACAAGTTTTGCTAATTTAGCAGCCTCCCCACCTAGCGGGTTTCTTCTCTGTTCTTTTCTTCCCGCTAGGACTGGGGTTACTTGAAATCATTCGCACATTGCCCGTGCTGAACAATTATACTAAAGCCTCAACAGGCGAGCGTGTAGGGCAATTGCACGTTCAAATGTTGGGGCTTAACTTTTTATACTATGAGCGACCTAGAATTACTAAGCGAACTATCCAAACTCTATGATGAACATGGAGAACAGGTGTATCAATCATTCCTTACATTGACAATCATTAAGGGCTGGGACAACGTTACCGCTTACTATCACATCTATAACCTGCTAGAAAAATGACCCTAACAGACATCGCAGAAGAGTTCGCAATGGAGGGCTTTAACCCGCTACCACTACGCGACGATAAAAAACCAGCGCTTAAGGAAAACCCATTCCTATACGTACCCATCGACAACATACCGATTCGATTCGCACGGGCAAAAAAGATAGGTATCGCCTGTGGCAAGGTCTCCGACGGGTTCATCTGCATTGACTTCGATGCTAAGGCTAAACAACCCATCGAACAGGTGTTCCGAACATTCATTGATGATGACATCATCCGCCAACTCATCCGTGAACAGGCCATTGTAATCGCGCAGACCCCATCCGAAGGGTATCACATCTACCTCAAGTGCCACACCGAACATCACAACTCCGTGTTCGCCCGTTGGTCTGACGGAATGACCATGATTGAATCACGCGGCACAGGTGGTTACGTGGTTGTCCCACCGTCAACAGGGTACAAACTACTGCAAAACGAGATACTCAAGCTGCAACACATACCCGTTGAGGTGTTCAATTACCTTATCGAACGTGCCACATCGTTCAACCAACACGTTAACGAATACTCCCCCACAACCAAGCAGTCAACCTCAACCCGCAAATGGCCTGAACGTTGGCCTGATGATAACCCCGTAAACAAGTTCAAGAACGAAGGCGAGATGGTTGCCAAAGAACTACTCATCAACGCGGGATGGAAGTATGTATCAAAACGTTCTGACGGTGTGGAACTGTGGGAACGACCGAACAAAGACGAAGGCTCTACCTCCGCAACATGGGGCGCAAAGTTCAATATGTTCTACGTGTTCTCTACCGATGCAGCACCCTTCCAAGCTAACTGCGCATACAACCCGTTCGACATACTAACCATCCTTAAGTTCGCAGGGGACTGGAGAGCAGCAAAAGCATCACTCATGCCCATCGTGGAAGAAGAGGAACAACCCGTAATCGAAACGCCATTCTTCCCTATCGACGTGTTCCCCTCCGATATGCAAGAACACATATCAGAACTCAAAAGAACACTTAACTTCCACCCCGACTTCACCGCCGTAGCAGCTATGTTTGCCATTGCTACCATCAACGGTAACTGCTTTAAGCTAAGAGTGAAAAACGGTTGGGAAGCATCCACAATATTTTGGTTTGCAGTTGTCGGATTCCCTGGAACGATCAAAACGCACCCCGTCAAAACAATGCTCAGGCCATTAACAGAAATCGACGCTAAGAGCAAACGAAAGTACGACAAACAACTAGCAGAATACCAAGCTGAAATAGAAGCAGACACCAAACCCAAACCTAAAAAACCCCTCTTTAAACAAACCATTATATCCGACTACACCGTCGAGGCCTTACACTCTATTCACTCTATCAACACGCGCGGCCTTGGTCTTTACAAAGACGAATTAAAGGGATTCCTTAACGACATGAACAAGTACCGCAAAGGCTCGGATGAGGAATTTTGGCTTGAATCATTCAATAACGGGAGCTATATCGTTAACCGCGTCACCAAAGACCCTATCATGATTGAGAACATCAATGTCAACATCATAGGTACTATCCAACATGACGTGCTATACAAGGTCGTAACCGAGTACGCGGGTAACGGACTTATTGACCGATTCCTATTCACCGCCGCCGAAGACAAGGTGTACCCACTCAACGCCGAAGAACTCGACCCCGTGTATGAAGAATTTTGGAGAATGAAACTAGAAAACATGGATGAGGTCTTCCAATACGACCCTGAGCAAGGTAGCACCATCGTTCAAATGACGCCCGAAGCGTTCGAATTATATCAACAGTATGATTTAGAGTATGTTAACATCCAAAACTCACAGGAGTATAATCAGGAGTTAAAAAACTACCTGAGTAAGATGAAAACGTATATACCCCGATTTGCCCTTTTACTTGCGATTATAGACACTATCTATGCAGGTGTAATACCTGAGGTAGGTAAGAGACAAATGAAGGGCGCAAAACGCATCGCAGACTATTTTGTCAAAACTGCCACCACCGTCTTCTCATCAACCGACCTTCGACGAGACATCCAATCGGTCGAACAATCCCTCAAAGGAAAGACCCGAGATGAGAAAATCAAGCAACTCTACTCAGCAGGCTTTAAACAGGTCGAAATAGGTAAGTATTTCGGAATCAGCCATCAAGCTGTTGGGAAGGTTATAAAAAAACAAAGCCCCAATTAAGGGGCTTTTTCATTTACTTCCATTTCCATCTGTACCCATAGGCCGACCTATGCTCTCGGTCAACTACATTTGAAATTAGGTTGTAATACCCATTGCAGAACTCAGCAGCTTCTTTCATGCTGTCAAATTCTCTGATAAATTCCATCTTCAACGTGAAGCATAGAATCTTTTTCGAAGGTCTTCCTTTTGGTCTGTTTGTTTTCATGATATATGTATTTATACCAAAAATACGTTAATGATATTTAATACGCAAGTTTTTATATATTATTTTTTCTTCCTTTTCATAATTCTTGTATATACAACTTTGCAACCAGTTGCAACGGTTGCAACCACCTGAAAGCCGCGCCAGTCGTGGCTTTTCTCGTATTTGGTTGCAGGTTGCAGGTTGCAAACACAAAAAACCAAATGAGAAAAAAAGAAAACGAAAAGTTATGCAACTCTGCAACCAAACCATGCAACTGGTTGCATCTATACGTAGTAATATATTGATACATACTTATTTACATACGTATAATAGAATTATTTTTGGTTGCAAAATGGTTGCAAAATGGTTGCATTTGGTTGCAAAGCGGTTGCAGAAATAAAAATTTCACCAGTTCTTGCATTTGAATGAAAAATCACCTTACCTTTACGCACATGGAATACCTCTTGGCACTTAACTTGGCAGCACTCGCATGGTTTATTACCCATGCAGAGCCTTTGCAGAACGCTTTGGACAACACCGCCATCGTGCTTAAGACGTGGTACGCCTCCATTGACCCCGAATGGTATCACCAAGTACTCGCATTCATCGGTGATGCACTATATATCATCCTCGGATGTTGGATGTGCCTGACCTTATGGCTCACATTTGCCGTAACAGGTGACTTCATGATGTCATGCCTTGCTTCACTAACCGTATCACTTATACCTGATGACCAACGCTGAAAGGAAATTTGCGGATGAGAACAGAGGCGCACATGATAAGTCAACGTGCAAGATGCTTCAACGCATCCGCGAACGTGCAACTGGAGTATCTGAGGGCTTACTGTGCCATTGTAAGCGGTCGTCGCGGAAAATTTACGTCACCAATTGGTACGAATGGTATGACCAGCAACCTCGATGAATATTTCACAAACAACTATAACCTGCTTGTAAGTATCGCAAGGGGTATCATATACCGTTGTGGTCGTAAATATGAACCTGAAACAGTTGTGTCTAACGCATACGTGTTCATGCGCGAAAGCTATACACACCTTGAAAGCCATTTAGATATGCAGAAAATGGCTATACACTTCATCAAAACTACCATTGAACGCAATGGCAGTCAAATGAACTACCAACACCGCAAGGCCGTTGAGTTAGTGTTTACCGATACCTACCACGATGTGCCACAGGATGATGATGACAGGGAACTATACAACGCCATTGACGACTACATGACCAATGAACAGAACCTAATTAACAGGATCGTGGCCGAAGTGTATGTTGATAAGGGTATCAGAACCGTTCGAGACTTTGCGTCACACTTCAAAATAAGCACCAAGGCAGCACGGGAGTATATCGACAATCTAAAACTAGGAATATGCAAAGAGTTAGACTTAAAAAGGAATACGAAGGACTAATCGTCTCGCGCGTTAAGGCAGGGGTAGGAACTATCACCTTTGATTCAACCCGTGTACCCGAGGAGAAATATATCAATTTTGTTGATTTATTCCCTGACCTGTTTGAAGTGGAGCAGGAAGCAGCACAACTATTGTTCCCAAAAGAATCAAAACCTAAAACCAAAAAGAAAAAATGAAAGCAGTAACCTTAATCATCGCGGTTGTCGTATTAGCATCATGCGAACAACCAAACGTAGAATTATCGTCTGAACAAAAACAGGCGTGTGACAGTTTAGCTATTATTCAGCAGAAACTTGACAGCCTTAAAGCTACAAGATAATGACCGAGGAAGATTTTGACCGTGTATTAGATGCCCTAAGCCAAACGCATAAGGGATATCATCACGTCTGTAGCGATTTGAACTTACCAGTTCATCAATTTGAGTACGCTCTGAATGATAAAACTAGGTATGGCAAATACGTGCGCGCGCGGGAGAAACAACTGAACTACCTCGAAGGGTTATTGTTAAAAGTTTCGTTTGAGGATGAGGATGACGAGAAACCATTCGTCGGCGCAAACCATGTGAACCGTGACAGACTGAAAGTTGATACGTTAAAATTCGTGTTATCAAAACTCAGGACGCAAGTATGGGGCGACCGCATCGAGGTAACACATAAAGAAGAACCTAGAATATTCAATGTGAACTATGGCGTTCCAAATGACAACGGCAGTGCGGAAGATGCTGCAAATGAAGGGCAATAAAAAAGTAGTTCAAGGCTCAACAAGTTCGGGAAAGACATACGGTATCATTCCAATCGTCATTGACAAGTGTATCGCGGAGACTAGATTTAAAGCAACGGTAACGGCTGAGACCTTACCCGCTTTGAAGGATGGTGCGATTGACATTTTCAAAAACTTTATGTCGGATGAGAAACGTTGGAACGACCACCAATGGAACGCAACCGATTTAATCTATACGTTCCGCAACGGCTCACGATTGCAGTTTAAATCATTCGATTCAGTTGGTAAAGCAAAGGCAGCAGGTAAACGCGATTTACTATTCATCAACGAGGCTAACCATGTGCCTTATGGAATTGCAGATGCGTTAATCATTCGTAGTAATGAGATATGGCTAGACTTCAACGCGGACATGGAATTTTGGGCGCATACTGAAATACTCACGCAGCCCGATGCGTCATTCTTAAAATTAACTTATAGGGATAACGAGTGCATACCTGACGCGGTGTATCAGAATTTAATGGTGAGAAAGGAGAAAGCTGAGGCAGAGGATAAGTCAGGCAATCGAGGATATTGGTGGAACTGGTGGCAGGTGTACGGACTAGGAGAAATCGGGTCGTTACAAGAAGCAGTTTATTCACGGTGGGAAATCCTCAAACGTAAACCTTCGAAGTTTACACAATTCGTTTATGGCCTTGACTTCGGGTATCAACATCCGACCGCGCTCGTTAAGGTATGGTTCCATGAGGACGAATTATTTATCGAGGAAGTGCTATACATGACAGGATTAACATCAGGTCAGTTGATTGAGCAGATGAATAAACGCGGAGTAGATAAGACCGTCGAAATAATTGCCGACTACGCCAGACCTGAAATGATTGCCGACCTTCAAGATGCGGGGTTCTATGTATTGAATGCAGATAAGTCAGTAGAGAAAGGCATCAACTTTATCAATGAGCAAAAGGTATTTGTCCATCATGAGGCGGTTAACGTGCAAACGGAAAATAGAAAATACAAACGCAAGGTTATCAACGGTGTTATCACAGACCAAGTGAGTAAGAAGGATGATGACGCAATGGATGCCATACGTTATGCAGGTACTTATATCAAGGATAACTATACAAGAGGGTCGGGGTACATGGTAATGTGATTTTACATTATTAGGTATGGCAATCACTAGACTAGCTGCACCTGCAACATTCAACCCCGCGTATAATATAAACGCTTACTATTACGATTCCACGAATAAAAATCAGACTGGTTTTTCTTACGTGGTAGATATTTACGAGGCAGGTACATCGACAAAGATTTATGAGGGTCGAATAGCCCCGCGACCTAATGACGGTTATGGATATTTCAACCTAACCAAGACATTAACCTCACAACTATCGCTTGACCTGCCTATCGGTAACGCAACATTCAGACAGGCAACAACCAATTTCGTTCGGTATGACGTTAAGATAGGTGAAGAATATGTCATTAGTTACACTATCGACACACCTGTTGATGATAGCGGATATCTTAAGCTAGACACAACTGCAGTTAATACGTTCGCAGTTGGCGACCAAGTGGTAATAACTGGCGCGGACGTGGCAAGTGTCAACGGGCTGCACACTATCATCGACGTGACAGATACCGACACGTTCACCATTGACTTGGTTTACGATGCGGGCATGGCATCGCTTACAACTGGTTCAATCACTTATGCCGATAACCGCAAGACTATCACGCGCGATCTTAACACACTAAGCGGTCAGGTTGCTTATGATGCTGCTATTGCACCCGTGCCATATACCGAATGGGATGCGAACGATTGGAATATGGATAGTACATCAGACCCGCGTGGCAAGTTCTTAACCTCAGCACCTGACAACTTCTATGTTGCCGAATCAGTCGAAGCGCACTTCATGATGTATTCATCAAACACATCGACCTATTGCGCGCGTGTGTACTACAAGAACTCCAACGGTGATGTTGCGTATCGCTCAACAGCTAACGCAGGATGGTATGTGATGAGCGTACCAGTTGGAACAGCTAACCTTAACCCGACAACCGCAACGGTCGGAACGCTGCCTATCATTAAGGATGATACAGAATGGTATCAAGTATGGATGACCAACGGGTCAGGAACTAGAACGAGTGATATTTTTACATTCTATATCGACAGACGCTGCACGGCTAATGACTACAATATTTTATTCAAGGATAGAATGGGGTCATGGTTACCGTTTAGCTTTGGGTTATTGTCAACTGAAAACAAACAAATAAATCGGTCGGCTTATAAAAAATCATACGGTGATTACGATGGGGTGAGCGCGTTCACTTACGACACTACCGCGCGAGGTAATGCGATATTCAATGTCGATGAAACCACATCGCTAACGCTTAACACCAACTGGATGAATGATGAGGCATCTGTTTACTTCAAAGAACTGATGACATCGCCCGAATGTTACCTGCTTGTTGATGGTAATTATTTAGCTGTAACGGTGAACGAGACATCGCATGAGGTGAAGCGTGAACGCAACAAAAAAATGATACGCTATACAGTATCGGTAACCATGAGTATAAATGACCCTATCAATGGTTAAGATTCAACTTACTGACCCGCAAGAAGGGTATTTAGATGTAAAGGAGGGAACGGTATTCCCTTTGAACTTTGGTGTTGCGGATATTCGCGACATCAGTAAACGCGTTGGTAAGTTCACTAAAACCGTAACTCTTTCGGGTACTGCGAACAACAACAAGCTGCTGAATAATTATTTCAATGTGAATGTTGTCGCGGGTACATTCGATGTGAATGCACTGCAAAAGTGCATCATACTGCAAAACGATTTCCCCATCCTGCGCAACGCATATATTCAACTATTGAGTGTAACGCGTGTAGCAGAAACCGAACTATTCACAGGCGAACAGTTGGTGGAATATGAGGTATTGATCCGTGATGCAACCGCTAACCTGTTCACTGAGATTGCGGATGCGAAGTTAGAAGACATTCCATTCACCGATTTAGACCACACCTATTCTGCAGCTAATGTTGTCGGCTCGTTTGGTAATGACTATACCGATGGGTATAAATACATTCTACCATATACGCCTAACAACTTCTACGCGCTTGAACAATGCAAACCTGCGGTGTATGCTATTCAGTATTGGGATAGGATTTTTGCGCGTGGTGGATTCCGATACAACTGGACGGGCAACACGTTAGCGCACATGAGAAAGCTGCTGATTCCTTACAACGGTGATGCGCTTCAAATGTCGGCCGATGACCTAGACTACCTCACAGCTATTGCAGAGGAAAGTTCTCAAATTGATAACTTCAACCAAACGAGCAACGGCATAAACGTATCGGCAGACACGACCATCGTTGCAGGTACTGAGGTGCAGGATGATTCATCAAGCTACAACCCGTTAACAGGTCAGTACACTTCGAGTATCTACACAGGCAATGCAGGTGGTTATGATGTAACGTTCACTTTTGACTATGAGTTGATTCTGAATAACACCACAGGCGCAACAGCTTACCTTCGTGGTGTTGGTACATCGGCAGCAGCATACAACCGTTATCGTGGTTACATCGGTATTGAGTGTAATGGTCTTACACAACAATCGCAATTCCCGTCATACGTTCAATACGATGTAGGTGATTCGATTCCGTCAGGTGATACCACTATTCAATCGGGTAGTTTATCGCGCACGATAAGTATCAATGCTCCGTATTCACCTAATGTTGGTGATACACTTGAACCGATTATTGGTATAGATGTTAACTCATTCTTTGGAAGGTGGAGGGCATCGAATAGTGATAGTGGTAGCACGGTGAGGGTTGACACTAAGATGAAGCTGACAAACATCAGAATTGAAATCAAACCGCGTGTGACCAATGTAGTGTTCGGCTCAATCATGCAGGTGAATGACGTAGTGCCGCGCGATGTGAAGCAATCGGATTTTATTAAGTCCATTTGCAATATGTTCAACCTTTACATGGAAGCGGATGAGTTCGATGAGAACTTAATCAACATCACATCGAGGGATGAGTATTACGATGCAGGTGATGTAAAGGATTGGAATAAAAAGTTAGCGCGCAACCAAACGAACACTATACAATTCCTTCCTGAGTTGGGTGGTAAGAAAATGCTATTCACTTACAAGGAAGATAAGGACGCTGCAAATGTAGGATATGTTGACAATGTAAAAGAAATTTACGGTCAATTGGAATTTACATTTGATTCCGAACACGTAAAGGGTACAACTAAAAATGAAATAATATTCTCACCTACACCATGTGCGTTGAGTGGCTACGGTGGTGTTAACCCTATCTATGATGGTATCGCACCGAAAACAAATATCCGAGTGTTGTACGATGGTGGCGAACAGAACTGCTCATCGTTTGACATTTACAACTACGGTACAACAGGTGAATTAGGTATAACGCAATACCCTGCGATTACAACGTTCGACAATCCACTAGCACCGACCTACGACATCAATTACGGTGTGTGTGATTATTACTTTTACCAAGTGCCGCAACTGACCAATAACAACCTGTTCAATAATTACTATCGCAGACAAACAGGGCAGATGAACTCAGGCATCATGCTGACAGGTATGTTCAGGCTTGACCAATACGATATCGTATCACTCAGGTTGAACGATAAAGTATTCCTTGACAGTAAGTACTGGCACATCAACAAGGTGATTGATTACAACCCTATGGTTGAGGGATTGACTAAGGTAGAATTAATCAGCGCGGATACTGAAATACAACTACCTCGATTCCCTGTAAGACCATACACTAAGCCATCATTAGGTGAGGCGCAGGTCGGGCAACCTATCAACTCGGATTGGCAGACAACCACAGGATCAACCAATAACATCGAAGGCGCAAGTCAGGTGATAAACTCCGAGTATAATTCTATTAAGGGTAATGGCTCGGTAATTTTCGGAGGAAGGAAAAACGCGGTAAGCGGTGACAACATCATGATAACAAACTCATCCGACAACGTGGTGAGTGGTGAGCGTATCGCGTTAATCAACTCGGATAACAACGTGTTGAAGAATTGCGTTAACGTAACCGTTACTAATACTTCGGGTGTTGAGTATGAGAACTTGAATGACTGCCTAATAGACAGGGGCATGATTGTTTCAGGCGCAGATAGTGTTAGTTTAATCACATCGAATAAGGATATTGTCGCGAGTGAGTTAGCTATCTTCAACGGTATCAATGCGGCAGGTGGTAACATTACTATTAAACTACCTAACCCATACGATATACAGTCAATGCCGATATTCTTTAAACGCGCAGATTCATCAGGTAATACGGTGACAATCGACGCGAATACAATAGGAGGTAGTACCATCGACGGTGATAACACAATTACATTAGATAGTGAGCAAGGGGTTATATTATTTTCAAATAGAAACTCATGGGCTATACTCGCTGATTACAACCCATCAGGTGGTGGTGGGGGAGGAGGCCTCACGTTTGCAGAAGTTTTACGAATTACATCAATAGGTATATGATAGTTTTATCCACAGTAAATGACGCGCTTGAACTTGTCACTTCGTCAACGGCAAATATTGACTACTACATTTCATTCGCGCAAATAACCTCTAGTTCAATCACCATTGATTCAACGCAGGGGACAATCGCATCCGCGACAACCACGACGATCCTTAGTTCACCATCAGGTGGTGAACAGTATCAGGTTAAGTTAATCACTATCACTAACCGACACGCAACGTCATCGTGTAACGTCACTATTCAGAAAGATGTAAGCGGAACGAATTACATCATCGGCGGTACGTACACTTTGGCACGTGGTGAAAGTTTAAAGGTAAATGCTGAGGGTAGCTTCACGGTATATGACGCGCAGGGAAGGGAGAAGAAAGCCTCAACCGATGTGATGGGATATACAGGTATTCCGTTTGAGTTTTACAAGATAGGTACATCCTCCGAGGCTATTGGTAACTGGTATGGCTTCGCGAAAGATTCAGGTTTTCCCGGAGCATGGGTTCCCGGAACTCCCGGTATAAACGGTTGGTGGACGGACGCCTCACAGGCATCCAACGCGGCCAACCCTGCGGGAGCAACACAGGCAGGTTGTTTTGTGTTGAATAACCCATCAAGCGGTTCGTGGTACTTGCTACCTCCTAAGGTGACAGTATCAACAGGGCATCTCATGCAGTTAGTTGACTTGCTATGGTACAACACGGGTATTGTCGTAACTACTACCACCGCGCAGAATATTACCATGCCTGCATCATCTATCCCATCGCGTGACCTGAACGGCTCGACCAACGGTGAAGGATGGAACGCGGCTATCTATGTGACAACAGCAACAACAAACGCGGGAGCGATTACCAATACAACTATAAGCTACACGAACGAATCAGGCACAGCAGGTAAGACAGGTACTATCAGTTCATTCCCTGCCACAGCCGTTGCGGGTACGTTCGTGCCTATTCAGTTGGCAGCAGGTGACAGAGGTATAAGAAGTATTCAGTCTATCACGCTCGGAACATCTTATGGGGGTGGTGCGATTAGCTTGGTGTTGTATCGTAACCTATACTCCATCGCTAACCCTGTGGCGAACGTTGGTGGAATCGGTGATACGTATGTAACCAATGGCACGGGCGTAAGGATTTACAACGGTACTGCCTTATGGTGGGTGTATCGTTCATCCGCAACCACAGCAACAACAATGGCAGGTACAACAATGTTAATCGAGAGGTAATGAAAATCGAAGCGGAAATAGAAGTAAAAGGTCTTAGGGAACTTAAACAGGAACTTAAGGAAACCAAGGATGCAATGCTTAAGGCAACAGACCCTAAGCAGATGCAGCAACTTGCACAGAAAGCGGGTGAACTTAAGGATAAGATTAAGGACGCAAACGAACAAGCTGAGATATTCGCGACAGGATCGAAGTATGAGCAGGTGACAAATGCGTTCGGGGCTATCAAGGGTGACCTTGAAAATATGGATTTCGAGGGTGCAGCAGAGAAAGCAAAGCTATTCGCGGCAGCAGCTAAGGGCATAACCTTTGGTGATGCGGTGTCGGGCATTAAGAACCTCGGTGTTGCATTCGCGACAATGGGCAAAGCATTACTCACTAACCCGATATTCCTTATCGCGGCCGTCATAGCGGGTATTATTTATGCGCTTGTACAGTTGGCGCAAAAGTTTGGCATCGTACAAAAGGTGATGGACTTAATAGGCAAGGCGTTCGATGGGTTGATTTACTACATTCAGGAGATAGTATTATGGTTTGCCAACCTTTCCGAAGGTGCTAAGATTGCACTAGCCATTCTATTCCCATTTGTTGGATTGATAAACCTTATCGCATCAGCATGGGCGAAAGAATCCATCGAGGCTAGTCGTGCTGAGGAGGCAAGGCGCAAGGCACGTGAAGCGGAAATCAAAGTGGCACAGGAAGCGTTAATCTCAGCAGAGAAACAAATCGACGCGCTGATAAAAGTTCGCAAAGAAGTAACCGACCGTTACGACCATGAACTCGCATTGGCTCAGGCATCAGGTAAAGATACCGCACGTATTGAAGAAGAAAAATTAGAGTTCGTCCGCGCGTCATTGCAGGAAGAATTACGCTTACGTAGAGAGGCGGCCAAACAAGCAGCTATCATTCTAAAGGGTGATTTCACCGAAGGCTTTAACGATGTGTTCGAGCAACAGGTCAAGACAACCGAAGATGCACTCAAGAAGCAGGAACAGTCCATCGAAATCTTCGAGGCAAAGCGCGACAAGGCAGCAGCCGACAAAGCTAAGGAACGTAGGGATAAACAAATCAAAGACCAACAAGACCTAGACGCTGAACTTGCGCGACTGGATGAGGAGCAACGACAAGCACAGTTAGAACGCGAATGGGCGCAGCAGAAAGAGGATGAAGAACTATTGCAGCGTTACTATGCTATAGTTGCTGAGGAAGCGCGTAAGGCTCAGGAAGAACAAGACCGCATCGCAGCCGAAGCAGCCGAAGCCGACCGCATCAGAACAGAACAAATCGAAGAAGCTAAACGTAACGCGTTTGCGACAACAGCAAACCTCATGCGTTCTATCTCGGACCTACTCACAGCAGCAGGAGTTGAGAATGTCGGGCTACAAAAGACCATCGCACTAGCGCAAATCGCATACGACACTGGTAAGGCAATCTCAGGTGCAATCGCTCAGGCTCAATCCGTGCCGTTCCCCGCTAACCTTGCGGCCATTGCCACAGGTGTAACAGCAGTAATAAGCGGTATAGCATCAGCCATTAAAGCGGTGCAAGGTGCGCCACAGGTCAAAGGTGCTAGTGGTGGTGGGTCATTCAGCGCACCAACTATACCGAATGTTCAACCCGCGTTTAATCTATTCGGTAACGCTAACCAATTCAACAACGCTAGTGCTGCGCGTTCCGAAGAAATGACCGTCAGGGCTTACGTTAGTGAGACAGAAATTTCAGGAACGCAATCGCGATTAAATAAAATACGTAACTTGTCCGAACTTTAATTATGGCATACAAGGTAAAATACAAAGAGCGTAACGCTTTGGCATGGGAACTAAAGCGAGTCATTCGCGATCTCGGATTAGTTGACACATGGGCGATGTATGACAGCGTGCGTATCTCGCTAACTGTGGAAGAGGATGGGAATATGAATTGCATCATCAATACGCGATTCTATTATTTCTTTCTCGACGAAGGAACGAAGTACATCGCGCCGCAACGCATCACCGATAAGTGGTTTAAGCGACCAAAAGTTCAAGCGATATTCCTGCAAGTGTATTCGGATTTCCTTGATTGGTACGTGCAGAAATACGATGTATTGAAAGTACCGAAGAAACTCGACAAGCTACGCAATAGACCAGTTGTAACAGTTGACTTTAACTACATCGGAAGCGACACTCCTAGTTATTTGAAATGAAAATTCATTCATATATTTTCTCTTACAATAGGGAAAAATTACTACTTGATTGCGCTCGCCAACTCAGTACGGTTGGGAGTGTTACGGTAGTGGATGACCATTCTGATTTCATCACCACGCTTCACACTTTACGTTCACCGCAACACCTTGGTAAAAAAGGATTTCACAAACATTGGCAAGTTGCATTTAACCACGCATCAAAATCAGATGCTGATTGGTTTGTATTCGCGCAGGATGATTTCGGAGATTGGGACACCAAGGCGTTGATTGACGCTATGCGTTTCACCGAAGACGGTGTGCTACACTACCACCGCGATGATAGAGAATCGGTATGGGTGAACTATCCACCTAAACGATTGAACAATCTATACAGGCAGATAGGTTGGGTCGATGCTCACTTCGCTATATCCAACAAGACACTACGCAAGGTATTCAACTACCGTATGCCTAACGTGCCTGACAGGTGGCTAAACCTGAACGCTTCATCGGGTGTTGGCAAGTACATTACCGAACACTTGCAACGTCATCATGTGCCTATCATACAACCGTACAAATCAATATGCGACCATATGGGAAATGATTGTTCAATGATGCACCATGATGAACGCAAAAAGTTTCCGTTAAACTCTATTAAATGATACTCGTTATTAATCTATCACACCGCAATGACAGGCGGCAACACATCGTAAGGCAGTTCATGAACATGGGAATAGATGACTATTTCTTTGTCGAGGGTGTGAATGGAAAGAAGAAATTCCCTGATGTTAAACGCGCCAACCTACAAGGCCATTTCGGTTGCCTTGAATCGCATAAGAAAGTACTGAATATGTTCGCTACGTTGGAATACGATTGGTGTATAGTGATGGAAGATGATTGCGTACTCGATAGAGAATGGACAACCGCTATGCTTAATGACGTGCCTAGTGATGTTGAGTTAGTTTATTTTGGTGGGAATAAAATACTATCGAAGAAACCTATTGAACCGTTTAACGAAAAGTTCGACAAGGCACTCGAAGTATATTGCACTCATGCGTATGCTATTCGTAAGTCTTCAATACCCGCGCTATTGAACGTGTTGAACTCGCGTATGTGGAAAGTTGATGTACTATTCACGGAGTTTCAGCAATCGCATAAATGCCTTATCACGCGCAAGTGTTACGCATGGCAGTTGAACTCGTTGTCGGATATTACTGGAGTGAATCTACAAGGGGATAAACTAAAATATTTATCTTAGCTGCATGAAGAAAAAGGAAAAATATTTAGACGCGTGTATCGCTGCGTTAGCAAATGGCAGCGCAACTATTTACCTGCAACCACACGAGGTGCAATCCGCTAGACAGCTCGTGTCAACACAATGGAACAAGCACAATAAGAACAACCGCGTGAAGTTCTCATACGACATCGACAAGGAAATAGCAACACTACGCCCATGCTTGTAACCGCTAACATCGCAACGTATCCGAAGCGGTTGCCGCTATTGCTTAATATGCTTAAGACTATCGACGGTCAGTTCGATGTTATTCGCATTTGCCTGAATGAGTATGAGCGAATACCTGATGAGTTAAAATATTTCCGACAGGTAGCGAAAAGTTCTATGTACCTGCGCGTTCAAGATGACGATCTAAAAGACAACGGTAAGTATGTGTTCCTTGACACCATGCAGCGCGAACAATACTTCACGCTTGATGATGATATACTATACCCATCGGACTACGTGCGCACCATGACCGAAGCAATGCGCGTTAATCCAATAGTAACGCATCACGGTAGGTTATTACTAGGTCGTAACCGTTCGTACTATTCGCAACATAAACGTTTTCACTTTGCTGAGGAGATACGTGGCAAGTGGCAAGTGGACGTATTAGGCACGGGCGTGAGCGCATTTGATACATCGGTTGTGAAACCTGAATGGATTGCATACGACGAACGCCAATGTATGACCGATTTACTATTCTCTTTAGAATGTGCGATGTATAATCAGCCCATCACGCTACTACCACACGCGCACCGTTGGCTTATGCCACAGGATTCGGAACGCGGTGATAGCATCTTTGAAAAGTTTCATAAAAAGGAAACCGAACAAATTAAAATTGCGGATGAGATTTACCACCTGAGATACCCAAATCAGAACGCATAGACATCATGTTGAATACGAATGTTGCGGGCATATCCGTAACCTCGTCGAACTTCGTCAAATCGCCATCGCATAGGTCGTGGATTGTTTTCTCCCACGCCCATTTTTGGAACTTGTTCTGCTGCTGCGCGACTTTCTTTTCTTCCGCGTCCATCTCTTTCAAATCCTCCTCCGCGATCTGCTCAGGGTCGGTATCAAATAGCCCTGTGTATTCTGTTATGAACCATTGAACGCGGTCAACCCATGCGTTAACAGCTGGGTATGTTTGGTCTATGGAAAGTTTATCGAACATCCTTCGTCTATCATCGAATGGTATCGTATCAATAGGCTGATAGATTACCTTTCCCCATGCGTTTTCGTCCGTACCTCGGTAGGCATAGCAAAGAATCTGCGTGAAGTTCTGATAAAAGTCCTGCATGAGTGTGGACACGTCGATAAATTCACCGATGGTCATGGTCTCGACGGGCTTAAACATTAATCCGTTGATAGATTTTCTAAGATTACCACGCGGTTCACGCTTAATAAAACGTATACCATCCATGATTTCCTCCAGTTCGGTGTCGTAAAGTTCATCGAAATCAAATTCCGTAGTATCGGTATCGAGCAACACACACAATTGAGCGATGCGGTACTCGATAACCGATGTAAATTCTTCGGGATTTAACTGCTTAAACTCGATAAACCTATCAGTCGATAGTTCTGACCACTCCTTCGGTAGTAGTTGTTTTATCTGCATTTGTTTCTTTCTGTAATGATTGCACCATTCGACCACTCAACTCCATCATGTAAGGGAACGCAACGTCTGCCGTCACCTTCTCGCGGAACATCTTAGCCTTATGCTTGATGTGGTTAACGTCATAGTGTTCAATGTTGCTAAGTCCTTCCTTCTTAAACAGTACACCCATCATCTCAGCAACCCATGACGTGCCGATGCCGACGAACTTTTCAATCAGCTTCATGTCCTTGACCTTAATTTTTAGGCTATCTGTAAAGGCAACATACTTAACCCCGTCTATTTCAATCGAGGGGACACACTCACTCGGTACTGCTTTCGATTGGTCGGTGAACTCGCGAATAAGCGCGTTGAACTCATCGGATTCTAAGTCTTCGATTAAGTCTTTGCTCAACCCTAGGATGTGGAACACCTTGGCGTATCGGTCAATGATGCCGTCAGTCTTATCGTTTAGTGCGGTGGTGACTTTCTCGAAATCACCAATTGTCATTTCATGCGGAGCGTTGCGCATGGTTTCATTTCTTACCTGTATCATAGTTTACGTTTGGCACAAAGTAACACAAAAATTATAAATATTCCATTTGTAAGTAAATGGAAAAAGTTCCCGTTTACGAAGTTGACATCGAAGGCACGAACGATGAAGGGCAACCGCTCGGAATTGATATGTTCGCCTATACAGCTATACCTGCTATCAAGGTTAAAGGTGTAGCGTTTGAAGCGGAAACAAAACAGTTCTTTTCAGATAACGTAAAGTATCGCATCGCAGCACCTGCAATGATTCCGATGGAAATCTACCGCAAGGCTGATGAGGACATGGGTGAACACTACGTGAAGTTTACCGAAGATGAGATTGAGAAAATCTACTCACGCTTCATGGAGAACCTAACTAACCGCGACTTGTTCAACTTAGAACATAACGCGGAAAAGAAAGTACCTGCGTACATCTTAGAAGCATGGTTAGTGGAGAACCCAAAACAGGATAAGTCTTATTCAACATTCGGTATCGAGTGTCCTAAAGGCACTTTATTCGTAGTGTCTCAGGTTACTGACCCTGCGTACTACGAATCGCTAGTGGCAAATGGTCAGGTGGGTTATTCCGTAGAGGGATTCCTTGGGCTAAAAATGAGTGAACAAAAACCCGAAATAAAAATGGAAAAAAAAATCACACTCCCTGACGGTGAACATAAAATCGGTAAGATGATTTACACCGTTGTTAATGGTGAGTTTACCGAAGTTAAGGAAGAAGAAATGGCCGAAACTGCCGCACCTACCGAGGAAGAAAAACCGACCGAAGATGCACCTGCCGAAGAAGTTGCTGCTGCCGAAACACCCGCACCTGAAGGTGAAACATCAGGCGCATTGACCGATGCACAGAAAGCCGAAATCATGGCGTTGATTAAACCTATGATTGATGAGTTGACCTCCATCATCGCAGAAACCAAACAACTCGCAGAAGGTGAACCTGCCGTTGAGGAGGAAATCAAAGAACCTGCGAAAACAGAAATGAGCGCACACGAAAAGTTTATGGCGTTCTATGAAAACACAATTGTAAAATCAGAAACCGAAAAATAAAAACCACATGGCAAAGAAGTATCTATTTGATTTGAGCGTAGCTTCATCCGCTCTTTTGCAAGTGAATCCAAAGGAGTTCTACGCTAAGACACTCCTTTCCGATCGCTCTACAGCACGATTCCGCCAACTCCTGAACATTAAGGAGAAAACGAAAATCGCTAACGTGTTGTTCGCTGACGTACTGCAAGAAGCAGGTTGCGACTTCGCGGCTACCAACCAAACACTTTCCGCTAAGGAAATGGAACCATGCAAATTCCAAATCGGAGTTGAGATTTGTCAAGATGACATCGAAACTTCATTCCTTGCTGACTGGATGAAACCCGGCTCTGCTCCCGGTGATTTCATGTCAGGTGGAAGCATGGCACAGTTTGCCACTCACTTCTACGAAGAACTTCGTAAGAAAGTAAACGAAGAACTTGAAGTGTTGACCTTCCAAGGTGACACCGATGGGAACACTAACGACTACCTTGAATTGTGCGATGGTTTGGAAAAACAATTCGCATTTGAAGATGGTATCGTAACAGGTGTTAACCGTATCACAGGTACTACCGTTACCTCTTCTAACGTAGTTGCTGAGTTGACGAAAGTTTACAACGCAATCCCGAAAGCACTTAAGAAAAAGAAAGCACAAATCCTTTGGATGGTATCGCCTGTTGTTGCTGATGCTTACCGTTTAGCGGTTGCAACTGCATCTACTGAGGCATACACCACCAAAGATGCTGACTTGAAATTCTTGGGGTACACCTTGACCGTGTGCGAAGGAATCTCTGACTACGTGATGATGGCTTCATTGTCCGATAACTTCATCTTCTTGACTGACCTCGTTAGCGATGCAGAATCTCTGCAAACTATCGACATGAGCAAGACAACTGGTGACCGTAAAATCCGCGCAATCGGTGCGTTCAAATTCGGTGTTAACTATGTTAACCCGTCTGAAATCGTAACCTACGGTATCGCAAAACAATCCTAATCATTAACCAATAAGGGAGGGTAACACCTCCCTTTAATACACTTAAAAACTATGGCTTGTAATTCTTTAGTAGCTATCACGAAGTCATGCGAGAACAACCTCGGTGGCATCGTTCAAGTGTGGGTAAATGACCAAGACAACATCACAGGTAAAACCGTTGATACTGCCAACTGGGAAATTACAGACTTCACCAACACCGTTGCATTCGTTGAATACGAAGTGAAACGCAACGTGTCGAACTACGTGGAGACTGTAACCAAGGACATGACTAACGGGTCATCTTTCATCAGCAACTTACTTTCTCTTAAGTTCCACCGCAAGGATGCAGCTAAGGCAAGACAGTTGAACATTGCAGGTGAAGGTCAGCGTTACCTTACTATCGTGGTGCTTGATGCAAATGGTAAGTACTGGTGGTTTGAATATATGCAACTCAACGGAGGCACAGGCGGTTCAGGAACTGCTAAGGCTGACGGCTCGAACTTCGATGTAACCTTCTTAGGTGAATACGAATCATGGGCGTATGAGTTGGATTCGGCTGCTGCTGCTACACTCACTTCTGTGAACTCTTAAACGAAACACTTTGAATTGGAAAGGGCTGCTTATGGTAGCCCTTTTCTTTTGCTACAATTTTTTACTGAAATACATTAATAGGTATGATAGTGCTTTACAAAGGTGATGAAAACGATGTTGTGCTAACGCTGAGTGAATCGGCAACGCTGACAAGTCCGTCATACTTATTTGAAGTTATCCGCGATCTGACAAACCCATCACCTGTATATTTCACCACGCCTGACGTGTCGGCATACCCTGAACGTTTCAATCATTTTGAAATCAAAGAAGGTGTAACAGTGACACTCGCAGCAGGTCAATATACGTACAGAGTTTATCAAACCGCAACCGTCACCACTAACCCAGCCGCCATCGTTGGTGATGCGCTCGAAGAAGGTATATTGAATGTGATTGACGCTAACACAACTGGAACTGTTTATGAGTAGATTAATGAAATTCTTCTCACCGCCTCAGCAACCTGCTGCAACGGTAGAAAACTATTCAACGCTTAGTAAATTCTCTACGCCATTTATGGAAGTTGGCGAAGGTAACTTATCGTTACCGTATATCAACAACCGCATCACAGGTGATAAGGGAATGATTTATTTCGGTGGGGATAACCTATACCCACAACTGATGAATCAGATGTACTACATCAGCCCGTTGCATTCGTCTATCATTGAGTTCAAAGTGCGCAGCGTTATCGGTGGAGGAATCGAAGTTGATGAGACAAACATGAATCAGCGTGAAATAGTTGAATGGAAAATGTTCAACTCACGCAACAACATCAAGCGAATTAAAGACCTTGTGACCCGTGATATTGTGATGCACGGTAGATGTTATTTCCTGTTAACTGTTAAGGATAAAAAGGCCGTTAAATACGAGCGCATATCGCCTGAGAAAGTACGTACTAACCGCGACAAGTCCTTGTATTTTATTGCGGATGATTGGTCAACTGAACTGGCGAAGAAATGGTATAAGCCTTACCATCCTGAGAATACAGAATCAAAACAAATCTACTGTTACGAATTAGATTCTATCGGTGATTTTCCATACCCTATTCCTCAATATACATCGTGTTTAAATTGGGTATTCCTTGACGGTGAAATGTCGTACTTGCATAAGAGTAATATTCAGAATTCCGTGTTTGCTTCGGTGATGATTAAATTCCCGAAGAAACCTGCAAGTAAAGAGGAGCAAAACGCCATCAAAGAAAGCATTGAAAAGGCTAAAGGTGCGCCAAGTGCAGGTCGTGTGTTCGCGGTATTCGCTAATTCTGCTGACCAAATGCCAGTATTAGAACCAATACCGACAAACAACAACGACCAACTGTTCATTCAGACTGATGGACGTATTGATGAGAAGATTTGTCAAGCGCACACCATCGACCCAATCCTCATGGGTATCCGTGTTAGCGGTAAGTTAGGCTCAGGAACTGATATTAAACAGGCTTACGTTATTTGGGAAAAGAATTTCGTAATGCCGACCCGTGAAGTGGTGCAAAATATCTTCGATGACCTCATTAATTTGTCAGGCGTGAAAGCAAAAATATCTATTGTGAATTACCAAATCATCGGTGATGTTATTGTTGAGAAAGGAGCGGCACAATGATTTATTTTGTTACAGATACGCTGCTAAAGAACACCACGAACGTAGGTGCTAACGCTGATACGCGCGATTTTCAACCGTTCATCCGTACAGCCTCCGATATGTGGGCGCAATCGTTACTTGGAACGTATTTCTATACGGACTTACTTACCAAATACAATGCGCAAACTCTATCAGCTAACGAGCAAGTGCTAGTTGGTAAGATTCAAATGGTCATCGCGTGGAGGGCTGCCGCTGATGCGTCTTATGCGCTATCACGTAAGATAACAAACAAAGGTATTCAGCGCGAAAGCGGGGAAAATTCCGAAGGCGTGGAAGCCTCTGAGTTATCATTCGCCATGCGTCAGTACAATCAAAAGGCTGAGTTCTACACGAACCGTGTGATAAAATATCTGCAGGAAAATAAATCGCTATTCGCAAATTTTACCTCCGAAAATAACCGCGATAGCGACATAAAAGCTACCGACACAACTCACGGAAATTATGAATCTGACTTCATGTTCATCTAATGGCAGCTATCAGCGTATCATATATCAAGCTACTGAAAAAAATCAAGGATTTCTGTGACCTTCACTATCAGATTAAGCGTTATGGCTTTGACTTTGAAGAACAGATAGGTGACTTCGAGGCAACAGATAACCTATTTCCTTTCATCTATGTAGTGCCAGTTAGTAAAGTAGTAGGTGAAAACATCAACACATTCACCATTCGCATCTATTGCGCTGACCAAATAATGCAATCGCGCAACAACGTGAACACAATCGTGTCGGATGCGGACTTAATACTCAACGATATCTACCGATATTTCAAAGACGGTAGTGATGTTGACGTTGATGTGTTGAGTGACCCGACAATAACACCGATAAATAACGCATTCCTCGATAAATGTGCAGGGTGTGTTATGGATTTGCAAGTTGAAGTCGCATCGTATGGGCTTTGTGAGATACCTCTTGAAACGCAAACACCACAGGATGCGTGTGAGGTATTACTTAATCAGTTAACAACCGATCAACTAAATGAATGTATCTTACCAACGTATGATTTCTCTGACACATCCGTACTCGACAACCTAACCGAACAACAGGAACTGGACTTGGAAGCGGCGTTTTGTGAAGGCGGAGGTTGTGGTGAAATCGAAGTGTATGTAAGAGACGAAGACGGGCAGGAAGTTTCATATTTCATTGACCCCGATGTTAGTACCATCATCACTCTTAATGATGTAACAGCAACGGTCAAGAACTCAGCTAACACCACAATAGGCTCAGGGCTTGTGTCACCTATCATTGGTGGCAACGTTACGGTTAACGACATCACATTCACCGACACGGATAACACCACTTCGAGCAAGGCGGCAGGTATAAACTTTAGCGCAACACTTATTCCCGCGTTATCAGCTTCTCAGTTGAACGATGTTGACGATGGGCTAACCTTTACCCAAAAGGATAACTTAACCGCGTTATTGGACATTAAAACAGGTCAGACAATATCCTACCGTACTGGCGACGATGGAGACATCGAGCAAGGTTCATTATTGTCATTCGTTGTATTGTCTGCGCAAAACCCTTACGGCAACTCAAACCGATTCACAGATACATTAGGCGGTCAGACATATTCCAATGGAATAATAGTTGACTGGTCGCGTCGATTGATGTGGTACAACCCCGCTACAACTGCCAACTGGAACACTTCTATTGACGCTGCTGAGGCCGCTAGTATTGGAGGTTTTACCGATTGGCATATCCCTAACGTGCAACAGGCGCAAAGTTTAATGAACTACGGAAACTCAGGTGGTATGCTGAACTACACGCCTTTCAACCTATCGTTCACAGCTATGTGGACAAGCACCACATCGCCTGATACAAGTACAAGCGCATACAGGGTGCTAACCACAGGAGCAACAACAGCAGGAGGTATAGCGCAAGTTGGTAAGACAACAACGAACAACTATATGTACTGCCGCATCTTCTCACTCTCAGATTTAGGATTATGATATATTCTTTTGGCCAATTCAAAACGCAAATAACTGACCCGACTGTTCGCATCACTAAAGTAGTGGATAACATCGCGGAAAAGACCTGCTCAGTTGATGTGTTACTATCCGTTGATTCCGCCTCGTTTAGTGTTACCCTCGACGGGTTTACTTACTCAGATACTTGGGAAGATTCCGACATTAACGCATGGGTAAATAACGAACTGAAAAAGTACGTGGCATGAGCGAAAAAATCGACATCATTATAGCTGAACTGGCTGAAATAAAACGCGGTCAGCAACATAACGCGGTCAGGCTGCAACGGGTCGAACGGAAGTTAATCGGGGACAAGGAATACGGCGATAAGGGAATGATTGACACGGTTAACGAACACCAAGAATACATCCAAGCGCAGAAGGTTGAACGGGCTAAAGTTATCGGCTTTGCCGCAGCCGCAGGGGCTTCGGGAGGTGGACTGTTCGCTTGGATAAAACATCTATTTGTAGGTTAAGGAACGCTAATGCCAAGACAATGAACGAAAGAAAACGCTTATACATCGACATTGAAGTATCACCGAATATAGGCGTGTTTTGGCAGACAGGCCATAAAGTTTCCATCGGTTACGAGAACATAGTACAAGAACGTGCCATCATCTGCGCGTGTTGGAAATGGGAAGGACAAAGCAAAGTCTATTCCGCAACATGGGACAACAATAAGTCCGACAAAGAACTAGTCAAAACTCTAGCTAAGATTTGCGGCAGCGCAACTGAAATCATCGCGCATAACGGTGCGCGTTTCGACCTGCCGTGGATACGTACCCGGGCGTTATTCCATCGCGTTAAATTCCCGCACTCCTTACCTATCGTCGATACTCTTAAGGTGTCACGCGGTCAGTTTAAATTCAACTCAAACCGCTTAGACTACATCAGCAAATTCACAGGCGGACATGGGAAACTGAAAACAGAATTTCAATGGTGGCTTGACATCACCCTCAAAGGTAACAAACGCGCAATGCGTGACATGGTGACGTATTGTAAAAAAGACGTACTAGAACTCGAACGCGTACATAAAGTAATGCAGCCGTATCTCAAGCCCGTTACCCGCGTATCGCAAGACCGAACAGATTGCCCTGAATGTGGAAGCGACCACGTGCATCTGCAAGATAGGCGCATGACCATATCCGCAGGTGTTAAGGTAGTGCTTCGCTGCCAGTCATGCGGTACATCATGGAGTGTTCCCGAATCAACGTATAACAAAATGAAAAATGAGAATAGGACTAAAACTGCTAGACGATAAAGGTGGCATCGTGCTGCAACGGTGGAGCATCTTCGCCATTGCCAAACTCGCACAGGTTAATGTTAAAGACCCCGAGGGTGGCACATACGTGTGGGATATTCATGGTGATTGTTTTGAATCACCTATGCCGATATATGACATTGAAAACGCCTGTGCCGAAGTAGAACAGAAAATGCTTCAAGCGTTAATTGTACTTAACAACAAGGTGCTGACGCGATCTAAACGTAAAACGACTAGACGATGAAAACACCTGAATACTATATCGGGAAGTACAAGGGGGTCACAGCGCAGGACGTTCTGATAGACTTTGAACTTGACCAAAACCATAACCTCGCCTCAGCAGTTGAATACATTCTCCGCGCTAACCGCAAGCATCAAACGCCAGTTGAAGACATTCAAAAGGCTATCCATCACCTAACATTATACCTTCAACATCCTAAGCATGAGAAGTGATATAATAAACGTTGCATCATCGCACATCGGTTATACCGAAGGAGTGAACAATAAGAACCAATTCGGTGAATGGTACGGCATGAACAATGTGGCATGGTGCGCTCAGTTCGTGTCCTATTGCTATCATTTTGCGGGACACTCACTACCTAAGATTGACACCGACGAAGGGTTTCACTACGTTCCGACCATGTACCACCGCGCCAAGCAGAATGGATGGATAACTACAACACCGAAGGAAGGTGACATAGTTCTATTCGATTGGAATCACGACGGTAAGCACGACCATACGGGAATATTCGTGCGTTGGGTGACTAAGACTACATTTGAATGCATTGAAGGCAACACATCGCCTAATAATAACGGCAGTCAGTCCAATGGTGGCGGAGTGTATAAGCGCACACGCGGAGTTGGGTTTGCCACATTTGTAAACATACTAGGATGAAGGAACTATTGAACTCATTGATAAAGTCATTCGAGAACTCGCCACAGGGGTTCTCCGCGCGTAAGCTATCCGCGTTCGTATTAATGACCTGTGTAGTGTACCTGCACTATCGGTTTGTTGATACAACCGTAGTGGTGGACATTGTCCTAATCGACCTGTGTTTTGTGTTGCTACTATTGGGCATCATCACTGTGCAGAATATTATTGACTTGAGAAGGAAATGAGATACTTAATCCTATTGCTATTCCTATCCTCATGTACGCCTCAAAAGCGACTAGAGCGACTAATCCGCAAGCACCCCGAATTGGTGCGCGTAGATAGCGTTAAAATCATTGATACGATAATAACGCAAAGCGTTAGTATCGACACCATGCAAGTCATGAACACTTATGACACGTTCATTGTCAACCGCGATAGACTAACCGTGCAAGTCATACGCCATCAGGATAGCATCTACGTGTACGGCAAGTGTGCAGGTGATACAGTTGTGCTAGAACGCAAGATACCCGTGCGCATCATCGAGGTTAAGGAATCAACATCCGTGCCTTGGTGGGTTTATGTGTTCTTAATACTGGTGCTTGTAGTGCTTTGGTTTAGGTAAACCCTACGAACCAACTCATTAGCTATATCAGTATAGAAGTCAACTAAATCGTAATACTCCCTATCGTTTATTGAAGGTATTGACCTGAGTAATTTAATAACATACTCAACGTGCTTAATCGCGTAGCTGCCAAAACTTTCCGTTAGGCTATCCGCTTTTTCTTTTACTGCTTGTTCTTTTAATGTCATATTGCTTTGGTTTAGGTAGATTATATGGGGGTTATAAAACAGTTGTTAGCTGTTCTGATAATATTTTTAAATCTTCCTTACTAAAATCATCCTTCAAGTAATCAATAGCCTTTTGAATCTTTGCGCTAACAACCGATTTTATAACAGGAGTATTTGCGCTATTTTCAAGTTCTTCAATCTTTCTAAGTATAACTGTATAGCAGCTAACTTTCTCATTATTTATTTCAGCTATTAGCTTTTGTTCTTTCAAATATTTTTTTAATTCGTGTATCATATCATTTTAGTTTAATAATTCTTTTATTTTAAGTAGCCATTTATCATCCATAATAACCGTATTGGAATGTTATGGATGACTAAGTGAGACTTAGCGGGGAGTTATGCGTAATGGCTACCATTCGTTTCCATAAGACAGTTATCGTTAAGAAACAAAAAGAAAAAAGCCCACCGCACATTAAAACAATGAAGTTTGTGCTAAGTATGGAGCAATCCTTTTCTCGGCAAGCTCAACATACTCTTTGCTTATTTCACTTCCAATCCAATTTCTATTCTGCAAGTGAGCCATTTTAGCAGTTGTTCCACTTCCCATAAAGCAATCGTAAACAATATCATTTTCATTACTCCAAGTGTAAATATGGTCACTAACTAATTTATCTGGAAATATTGCCGGATGTTGATATGCTATCATATCAATAGTACTTTTACCCCCACCGACATCATAAGACCAAATATTACTTTTAATTCTATTAACATCATTTTTAGATTTATCACTAAATCGATTTGATTTTATTTTACCATCCACTCCCCTTGCTTCAGTTTTCTTTATATTTCTTCTTTGAGCATCTTTAATAGTTTCTTCTGTTTTTCTTTGTGTTAAATAATTAAAACACTTCGGCTTTCCTTTACTAAAAACAAACATATATTCAAATTCCTGATAATATCTTGTTGTTGATGGAAAAGGCGTGTTTCTTTTATAAATCATTGTGTCGTGAAGATTAAAACCACATTCTTTAAAAAATAATGCTTGTTTAAAACTCGTACCGGATTCACTGCCATTTACAGTTGCATCACCTACAACCCACACCACAACTCCACCATCTTTTGTAACTCTATACAATTCTTTTGCTATATTTTCAAAATCAAAACTATAACCATTGTATGTTCTTAGCCCATCATAAGGTGGCGAAGTAACAGTCAAATCAATGAAGTTATCAGGCATCCTTGCCATTGTATCGAGATTGCTCTCATTGTATATTTTATTTAATTCCATCCCTTCCTTTTTTCTTTTTGTTTCTATTCCGTTTCCAAATAAAGTTTATCCTAAATTAACCGCCACATACGCATAACACGGGTTTGGCAAAATGGCTGTTCAGTAATTCTATCAATCATTCGTTTTTAATTTTAAAGTTTAGTAATTCTATTTAGCTTCGGGTTCAGCCACTTCGCCAAGCCCAAAACGTTATGCGCCATTAAGCAGACACCCACTCAGACAAGTATTCGACTATCTTTTTTGCTTCGTCTTTTGACAAATTAAAAGTATGTCTATCTACACTTAGTCCATTTTTTGTGTATTCCTCACTATCAATTTCAAGTTCATTTGTTTTGGAATTGATTTCAAACGAAATACTTTTGTTTGAAAATCTATCCAGTTCTTTTGTAAAGTCAATCATCTTTCTAAATTTAACGGCACATAACAAGGGTTTTGCGTAATAGCCCCATCAAGTGTCGTGGTTAATTTTAAGTTTCTACTAAGGGCTACTACGCAAAGCCCCGATACGTTAGGTGCAATGCCAGCAGACGTGCTAAAATAAGCTGACCGATACACCATTAAGCAAGTTTTTTGCGGTTCTGCAATATTCTTCTTCAATTTCAAAGCAAATAAAGTTCCGCTTCTTTTGTTTACAAGCCTGTGCGGTTGAAAAGCTACCTGCAAAAGTATCCAAAACAATGTCGTTTTCATTACTACTTTTCTCTATCAAATAGCTTATTAGGTTCACGGGTTTTTCAGTTGGGTGGTTTTCGTTTCCTGTTCGCTTTGCCCTCAGTATATTAGCATCACGCCCACCATTTAATTTTTTGCTTCCGTTGCTACAAAACAATATCATTTCGTATTTCGGTGCATAATCGCCTTCTAAATCACCCATTCCTGTATTATTCTTTTCCCATATCAATATATTTTTTACGTTAAAATATGCACCTACTTTTTCTTTAAATAAGTCGATATTATGCCAAGAGCAAAAAATATAAAGGTGGGCTTCATCTTTGCAAACACGTTTTAATTCAACCACCCAACTTTCAAGCCAATCAAGGTTATCATCGTTTTGGATACTTTTGTGTTGAACTTTACGGTAATTGCTTTGAAATTTCATTCCGTAAGGTGGGTCTGTTACAACTAAATCAATGCTTTTGTCTGAAACTTGCTTAATGGCTTCTTTCCAATCCATATTAACAATCTCGTTCAAAAAAGGCACTGCACCTAACACGGGTTTGGCAAAAAAGCCGTTTTGTTCTTCGTTTGACATATTGTTCTAATTTTTAAGTTTTGTACTTCGATTTAACTTTTCGTTTCGGCTTCTTCGCCAAGCCCGAAAACGTTAGCGGCAATATACCACTTATCCCTTTACAACACCCAAAAGGGTATAGTTTTGTGCGTTTAATGACTAGTTATACCCGATGGGGTGGGCATCTCTCCTTTAACCTCCGCATACTTATACCTCGCGTTGAAGTCTATCGTGCCGTAGTCCATCTCGTTAGGGCTGAACTCACGGTGTGGCGTGCTGAACGGTGCTGTAACCTGCATGGCTGACACGCATGAATATACGCGGTCAGGCGTTATGTGCCACTTCTTTGCGATCGCGCTCATACACATTCCCTGTTGGAAGTCCAACGCAATCGCGCGTACACGCTCCATCGGCATCTTAACGGCTTTCTTTGGCCGACCCATCAAACCTTGGTAGTATGGTATTCTATGGTAGTTGTACCAGTTCCTTATTGTTGGGTCGGTTACGTTGTATTCAAGGCATAGTTGAAGGACTGTTTTCTTATCCTTGTATGCTTGGATTAATACGTGTTTATCGGGGCGGATGCGTTTCATCTCAAATGCTTATTAAGTAGTTCGATGTTCTTCGGGTCGGATAGGAAGGATTGGGCTGATTCGACGGATGAAAAGTTGCCGTAAGATGGAAGGTTATCATCAACCCAATCCCAATCTCCATTAGTTAGTTTAAACACCTGCACCTTACCGCCCTCATTCATCTTATGCTCTAGCTGCTTACGCTCGAACCATGCTTCGGCTGCTTCCTTTGTGCGGTGGACGTTGCCGATGGAGAGTAGGTTAAGGTCAAAACCATCATTGCCACACTTAAATACTCCAGTACTCCCATGAATATGACAACACCAATACTCATCCCCCACCTTCGGCCATTCATCCTTCGGTTGCTGCTGCGATAGTTGGGCTTCAAGTTCCTTTACTCGGTTGCGTAAACGTTCGAGTTCGGTTTCTCCCTGAGATTCTTCGAGGTCGGAGAGGGGTACGTGAAAGGGGCGTAAACCATCTATGTAATTAAACCATATCCCCTTTTTTGGTCTTAATATAAATGCCTCATCTTTATACAGGTCGGTATTACAAGGATGCCAATGCGTGTACCTTTGATTATCTTTCCACCTCAACCCCGCTTCATCAAGTATCTTCGCAAGTCTATCATACTCTTCCCTGTTGTTGACCACTATCCCGTAGTCCTTCTCAATTACTTCTTTTAGTTTCATGTTGTTTAGTTTTAGTTAGTTATTGTTTTCCCACCTCTTCCATGAGTAGTTAATCGTTAGTATTATGCCGCCTAAAAACCAAAAGCATAGTGCGAAT